AGAAGCAGTGGAATTACCGCGAAGGACATCGAGGGCCAGGTCCCAGACACCAGCAAGCGTAGCGTCATTCCAGCCCCCACCAGCAATCAAGCACAGTTCATTTCTGATATATTGGTAATATAAATCTATTCCAAATAAATTAGTTCCTGAAGTGCTCATTCCATTGATAATTGGTAATCCAAGTCCAGTCAACACCCAATCGTTTCCACTGGTTTCTTCTCCTAAAACTTGTAAGGTAGAATTACCGTATTTCTGTGCAAAAACATTAATTCCTGAAGCAGTTGCAAACGCAGGAACAATCGGTTCCATCATTGCATTAACACCAGTCGATCCCCAGTGATCCGTTGCTAAAGTGGTTCCTGGAGTGAAATCTTTCATTGCAGTGGATTCTTTTGCTGCATAGAAAGTTCCTTTGGTTATTGTTCCAGCGGAAGCATAATCGGTATATCCAGATGAATCAATTCCATTCAGAGTAAATTTATCTGTTGCTGTAACGGTAATGGTATATAACTTATCATTGAGTTGGGTCATTCCAACCACACCGGTAATCATAACGACATCATTATTACTATAACCATGTGCAGCAGTAACGGTAATTTCACAAGGATTTGCTTTAGTTGCACCAGAAACTGATTTAGTAGTAGCAATACAGGTCATACCAATTGATACTTCCCACATATTACCATTTAGATCAGCAACACCGCAATTTTGTCCATTATGAGTAGATTTTGCAAAAACATTTCCAGCACCTCCACCATATCCAGCAGAACCCGTTTTACCACAATTGAAATATCCATCAGATTCCCATTTTACCGCAGTATCATTAGCATCTGAAAGTGCATTATTATTATTACCTTTAGGATAATTCTTAGTTAGTCCAGAATCATACCAAGCACAATAGGTATTTGAAGATGCTGCTTGACCATGTGCAGTTGCTAGTAAAGCTAACGCAGAGTATTGGAATCTAGATGCTAAATGGAAATTTGCTCCACGGGTTTTTGCTGCAACTAGAGTTCCATGATATGCATTAGTTGGAGTTCCGGTTAATCCAGAAATTGGATTATGTGAAGCAGAAGTGGATAATGGATTACCGTTCTTGATTGAGGATGCGGTATTTGCATTATTGGAACACTGATATTTGTCAAAAAAGAAACCAGACTTTTCTTCACCACCATCAATAAATGCGCGATGAAGTGCATAACCAGCAGCATTTGCAGTATTAGCAGTAGAATAAGTTTCGGTTCCAACGATATCAATTGCATTATTTCCATAGGTTGCATATCGTGGTGATGTGTTTGATCCAATTCGATAATAGAATTTAGGAATCCAGCACATCACTGAACCATCGGAGTATTGATAATTTCCGTAGTTGTCGGATGCTTTATCCGTGGTTCCAGAAAGTGCATTGAATCCAGTAGGTAGATTGGTTGGATAAATTCCGACACCAAACCCAAGTTCTCCGGGTTCTCCAATTAGATTCACATCAGCGTGCATGGTTGAGACATGATCATATGCCCAATTGGAAGATATTGGAATGGTGGTTGCTGTTTTTACTGGTGTATCATGAACATCAGCTACAGTTCTTGAAACAATAGTCATTTATTCGTTTCCTAAAATTATTGATTTAAAACGTAAGGAGATTTCCAATCAGTTTGACCGTTTCCATCAGACACCAGTACCATACCGGTATTTGCTGAATCACTTCCTGCGACTGAAATGTCATAATAAATTTCAGATTCTCCTGCTTCACCTACTGCAAAAATATTATTTACGGTTACAGTAGACATGTTCTTAATTACCACTCATGATGGTTAGTAAAGTATTAGCACCGATAGACGCAACATTTGCACGAAGATGTGTCCAACCAGGAGAAACTGCAACAAATCCGGTATCTCCAGAAGTGGTGGTATGAACAAAAGAAACTGCATTGATAAAATGTTCGTTATCCAAAGATACTTCTAAAGTATAAGCAGCACCACCAGTTCCAGTTACATAAGATTGAACAATTGCATCAGTGTTCATTCCCCGTTGCATTGATTGAACATTCTGTGGTCCAGTCTGTCCAGGTAAATATCCTTTCACGGTATAACTGGAAAAATTATCTAGATTATCTCGGGTTACGGGAACAGAAAATTGATTATTCGCTAGAACAGTAACGGGTCCATCATAAGTTCTGGATTGTCCGGATAACTGAACATTGACTCCATTAAACAATAAATGATTTACCGCAGTATTTGCAGTAAAAACATCATTACTCCAAGTTGCAGAAACAATTGTCCCTGATTGGGTGAAATATTTAATTCTTGATGCACTCATCTTATCTTAGTCCCATTGATCTTCTTCTTTGCATGGAAATTTTTCGTTTCATCAAAGTTCTTCTTAATTTTGCTCTTCTGGATGTTTTCCATGCTCGTTTAAGAAGTCTTTGTCTTTTAATTCTTTCTACTGTCGGTATTCTTTGTACCGTTGATCCAACAACCCGATAACCCGGAATCCTGGATCGCCTAATATTCTTCTGAACAACAATTCTTCCCTTTGCATTTCTTCTTATCCGACGACGAATCCGCAGAACCCGTCCTTGTCGAATAATATTGGGATTAACTGCTTCTGCAATGAATTGAGCAAAACTTAACATTTCTCACTCCACTTCTTTGCAAATTCAGCAATTCGATTAAATTCATCTTCCGATTCAAAAATTCGATTCAACATTCGCTGTTTATTTGATTCATTCAGATGTTCATAGAGTTCAGACATTTCCGGTGTCAATCTATTTAGTACTGAATCTTCTTCTTCTGCTTGAATCGGAGAACCATATCCAGAATCTGAATAAGGAACCGAAAAGTGTTGCTTCAATTTATCCGAATAATACAGAGCAATCTTGGTATTATTGGGATAATAACGAATCGCTTGTCGTTTCAATACTAAAAGCAGAGGAGGATCAATCACAGACTTTTTGGAAACCTTTTTTGCTTCTTCTAAGGATTCTTTTTTCAAGGTTGACTCATCTTCACCGACTTTAGGTGGAATCGCAATTCGTTTTGGATAATTATTATGACCAAAATCCATATATCCTTCTCGGGTTTTTCTTAATGTAATCTTCCCCGTATAAGGATCAACTTCATTACGTAAATAATAATCAGCAAGAGCTTTGTGACCTTCCGTGGTCACTAATCCTTTTTTGAAATCATCTAAAGATTTCATAGTCCAATCTTAGCACGAACCTTATTCAAAATAGCAGTGCGAGGATCAACGGATTCCTTCATCTCTTTTTTGTCTTCCTTATCATCATCTTCCTCTTCGTCGTCATCATCTTCTTTCTTGGTTTCTATATTATAATCACTTTCATCATCTCCACCAGCAGTTTCCTTCTTTGCTTCAGAAATTCCACCAAACATGGTAGAACTCATCTGCTTCTTGTACTCATCCAAATATCCTAGAGCACGTTCGGAAATTAAAGCATCAAAAGTATCCTTTGCAGTGGAATTGTCTCCAGCAACGATCTGTTCAATGAGTTGGTTAATATCAGACATTATCGGGTTACCTATCGAAAATTGTATTTATTGTATTTAGTCGGGATACATCTTAGATGCAGTGGATACCTGTTGATCTAATTGTGGTGTCGGAGACTCAGTTCCATCACGATCATACGTATTATCCATCGGTTCAGGTGGTTGCTCCTGTTGCTGCATCTGTTGCATAATCTCTAAAGAACCATCTTCCTCAATCTCTTTTTCCATCTCTTCAATTTCTTCAGCAGTCAATCTAAGAACATTCTTCTTGATCCAAGTCTGAGAGAAATAACGACCAATATACGGATCAACCTGTTGCAGAGTCATCATTCGCTCACGCAATAACTCTGCTTCTCGTAATTCAGTAAAGTTATTGTCCTTACGAAAATCAAAGTAGATATCCTCCTTGAATTGCTCCCACTCCTCCGTTGTACAAATTCCTTTTAAGGACAATTGCACTTTAAGAGCTTCATCAAATAGCTGAGAAAACTTATTGCGTAGACGAACAATAAATTTGGAATACTTCAACTCATCTCGGGTAATCTCAGCAGATCGACCCATTGACGCAAAACCACCACCATCTGCTTCCATACGAGAATAAGGAACGTGCAAAGATTGAAGCAGTTTCTTTTTGAAGTAATCAAGATCACCAATCTCAGAAATTGCTTGACCAGCAGGTAAAGTAGTTATCTCTGTCCCACGAGAATTCATTACAAATACACCAGCAGTCAATGCAAAGTTATGATAATCGTGATATTCATGATCTTGGTCGATGGTTAGAGTACCAACCCGCTGACGATCTTCTCTAGGAACAACTTTGACGACTTTGTGATTGGTAAGTTTTTGATTTATATCAACACTACGTTTCTTACTGATAAATTCTGGACCGATATTGCGATGAATAAATTCAGAAATACTACCATAACCATGATGTTCTAAGAAAATTCTTAGTGAACGCAAAGTCATTTTCGGATATTGTTCACTAATCTTTTCAATCAATCTAGCATTAGAACAATTAATATTACGAACCAATTCAACTTTGATAATATCACAGATATGATCTAGTGGAATTGATTTAATATACTCTTGATATGCTTTATTTTTAGCATGATTTCCGCGAGACTTATATTTTGCATCCCATTCTTCTTGAGTTAGATTTTCTCTATCCCACTCAACACTTCGTTTTGCAGCTTGACCACCCATTTCAGGAGCCATCTTTGACAAACCGGGACTCCATTTTGCAAGATATTCTTCCTTTGTCATAGTTAGTTTATCTTGTTCACGCAGTGCTCTGATCGTTTCACGACCCCGAGCTAAACCATCCATAATAGTATCAGAAGTTTTGTTGTTTTCACCAATCTCTTGTCGTCTCTTCATTCCTTCTTCAGTTTCAAAGAATGCTTTACCTGCAATAGAAAGATTCTTACAATGATCTTCTTTATTAGTTTCCCAGCACTTTGAAGCATTTTGTGAATGAAGAATAAAATGTTCCTGCTTATCCATGTAAACAAGGTTGTTTCTGGACTGGTCATATCTGTTGTAATTAATGTGATGAATCACATGTTTAGTACTGGGTCTTGGACCATAAAAATACTCAGCAACAATCCTATGTGCATACTTCCACTTATGATCTTCATTGTCCATAATCTGAAGACACATTGAACCCTGACTATTATTGATATGATGTTCCCGAGTGTAGAAGGGCATCAAAGATGATCCATGCTGCAAATCTTTTGCTTCAACTTGAATTCCATTACGTAAAATGAACTTATGGTCTGGTGTAGTTGTAATAACTTGACCATTATCCAAATGAACATCTACGATCTCAGCATTCTCTCTGGTATATCCTGCCCATGTAATTTTACCAGGAACGACTTTACCTTCAGGTGAAACTGAATATGTCCAGTTTTCTTTACCGATTTTATACTCAATAATCAAGTCTTTTAGCGTCAATTCGCGACCATCTAACAACTTAATCAGAGTATTTTCGGTTACGCATCCTTCCCTCCTGGGTAAAAATATGTCCTCAATCATCGACAAATGCTTTCTATCGTCACGGAGCTGTCCAGTTTGCGGATCATACACCAATTTATTCCTATATTTCACCATTACATCGCGAAGATATTGTTCAGCTTTTCCTTTCGGTAGATTTCCAACATCAATATAGAATACCCGTCGTTCTGGACTACGACTGACGCGATAAACAACAATAGCATCCTCGACCATTCTTAACATATTCAGTGGTCTAATTGCAGAATGCAAATAACTGATTACAAACGTATTCTTAGCATCCATTAGACCAGAATTAACATTGATCACCGAATCAGGAGCAATTTTCAATCCCTGACTCGTTCCAGCGGTATACGTTTGTGTCGTAGTTCCTTTATCGTTATAGATATAGTATTCCGCTAGGGACTTAATAACATTAGCACCCGTTACTGGATCACGTTCTTTATTGATTTCGCGAATCTTACGAATCTTTCGTGGATCGATATATCTTAATTCCTGAATACCTTCTTTGGGTCGATCTGAGTTCACCAGAATATGAAAATAGATTCGACCGTCGATATACCATCTTTTGAATAGATCATCTGCTAGATTAGAGAAGTTTAGCAGTTTCATGATATAGTTAAATTCTTCCTGAATCTTTTTCTTGATAGAATCAGAAAGTTTTAGTTTATCGAGATTGATATTGACAACGGTTCCATCTTCATCATGGGTGATTGCTTCATTTACGATATCATCAATTGCTGCTTCCAGTTCTGGATGGTTTGCCATCTCCCTGTATCTTGTAATTAGTTCCAGTTCATTTCTGACTGAACCTTCCAGATCAATATAGGTACCGTAGTAAGCATTTTGGGTGATTGTGACCGCACCATCATCCAGAGCTTCGGTTGGAAGAGTGAAAGACCTTTGTTTCGGGTCTTCCACTTCCATCACATCTTTTTTACCCAGCGTAAAACCAAAAAGTTTCATTCAGAAAAATCTCCGTAGGACATAATAATTTGGACTGTTATTTTTAGAAGATGTTTGTATAATAGTCAAGTATTATACGATACCATCTTCAAAAGAAGTCCACCACTGATAGGAGAGTGTTACTGAGAATTCTTCCATTGTATCGTTTGCACCCCAATCAACATCAATTGGTGAGATATCTGAGGGGAACATACCGATAAACTTATATTGTTTAATAATATTTCCGCGTTTACCGAACTGAGTTACATCTGCATCTACAGTATAACTATAGGGTGCAAGAGCAGAAGGTTCACGAAGATTGGGGGTATGACTATTAAGACCTTGCATCCAGCGTTCAAATGCATTACGGACGACAAAATCTTCATCGTTGATGATTGTTACTGCCCAATCGGTGAAGGTTCGATTACCTGCAAATTTTAATTCGCGACCGAAGTATTGAACCGGAACCACTCCGATAGTAGAACCGGGAAGTTGTGCGGTCTTACACATAAAGGTAAGTTTTTCCTGTGCATTTTCTGGAGCAGAAAACCCAGGAAAGGGCATAGAGACTTCAAATAGATTAGGACGAGCACCATCACCAACCATTTGTGATCTGAATTCGTTAATTGAGAAAGCCATTTATTATTCCTCTGAATAGTACGAGATATATTTTGTTTTATTTATATGAATCAGTAGGGGATTTTTAATTTCCCCTACTGATTTTGTTAATTACACGCTACCCACTAACTCTTCAAAATCGACTCCGGTTCTCGTAGCAATAAATTGTAGAGTGATAAAATTTGCTGCTCGTTGAGGTTTCAAATAGATAGCACCGACAAATTCATTACGATCAATGATATCGGGGGTATTGTTGGTATCGTCACAGACAACTCGGAAATCTGTAATACCGCGACGACCCTGAACATCACGAAGGTAGGGTTCGACCATATTAACAAACTGAGCACGGGTGAAGCGATCATTGAATTCAAAGAGCGTATAGCGAGAAGCTTTAGCAATTGCTTTCTCAAGAACAATAAAGAGACGACGAACATTGATTCGATCAAATGCAGAGGGACGAGTCAATAGGGTTTTATCACCATAGAGAATAGTACCTTCTCCTTGGAAAGTAACGACTGGATTAATTCCCTTGATATAGAGAGCATCACGATTTGCTTTATTAGGATTCCATGCAAGTTTAATTACGTTCTTAATGACCCCGCGACTTAGACCCGCAGGAGAGAACCAAGGATCACGTTCATAATCGGTACGAGCACAAATTCCAGCGATATCTGCATTCAGTGGTACCCAGCGATAAACATCATTATACTTGTCGTATTGATATTTCCAACCAGAATCCATAATTGCATAGGAAGAAGAAGTTAGGGTATTTCGATAACCCACAACTGCGGTTTCTTCTCCACCAATATTATTGACCACATCATCCTTTTCTGGTGATAGCAGTACCACACAATCCTTACGTACTTCCGCAATATTTTCAATTAGATGATTAGCAACAGTTACATCAGCAGGACCAGAAACAATCAGAGAAATATCGACGGTATCAATATTAGCAAATAGATCATAAGCGGAGATCAGATTAGCATCAGCAAGTGTTCCATCTGCACCAGAGGATAATTGTGTTGCAATTGCAGTAGAAAGACCACTAAAGATAGTGTTAGCAGCAGCAGTTCCCCAATTTGAACCAATTGGGTGAGACATTGACCAAATATAATTGGAACGTTGATTAAGAACATTCTTGTAATAATTGGTTGCTCCACCTAGAGTAGTTGCATCGGATGCTTTTGACACGAATGCAAACTTTTCTAGAACGGTATTAGCAACACCATTGGAAAACTTACCTAATGTGTCCACCACAACGATATGAATTTCGTCATTAGCACCACCCTGAGATGCAACATAATCAGAAGTAGCAGGAGCATCAGTAAATTGACCATAATAGGTCCAGGTGTTGGAATAGGTATTTGCATCTGCAACATATACCTTGAGAGTGTTTCCGATCTTACCAGCATACTTTGCAGCAAAGGTACCATAGGTGTTAGCACCAGCACTATATTGAGTGTCATAAACAAATGAATTGTTAATTAGAACTCCACCACCAGAAACGGTAGCATTTTTTGCATCGGTATTTGCTGCACGAACAACCTTTAAATCGCTGGAATATGCAAGATAATTAGCAGCAGAAAACCAATACTCATAATTGGTTGAATTGGGTTTTCCAAAACGTGAAACCAATTCAATCTCATTGGAAATGGTATTAATTTCGTTGATGGGACCCCAAGAAAAACTACCTGCAAATGCACCAATTGAAGTAGCAACTGAAGGAATAATGGTAGTCAGATCAATTTCTTGAACCTGAACTCCAGGGGAAAGCTGATAAGCCATATATAATTCTCCTAATGAATAATAGAGTTTTTATTTTCTCTATTTAGTGTTTTTTAATTTTACAATCGACTCGTCAAATATGCTTCTGGAATCTTATATGGAGATTCATCTTTGTTCCAGGGTGCCCATATATCCCCATCAATCAAATCTTCCTCAATATCCACCACATCTCCATTGTCCAAATGACCAACCGGTAACATATCCTCTTCAATCTCACGAATACGTTTTTCATACATGATCTGTCGAAGATTGACATCAGTTAATTCACGGAAATAATAATTGGTAGTTAACCAACCAAAAAGAACCAGAGTAGAAATCAGATCATCATGATATCCTTCGTCTGCTTCATAGGAACCTTTTTTCTCGACAAAGGTAGAGAACTCTGCTATGATATCTGCATCAAAGACCAGAAGTTTTTGTTCTTCAATCAGAGACTTAAGGGAAAAACATCCGAGTCGTTTGGTTTTTCGGTCGATATTAACACCTAATTGTGCTCGACCATTTGCACCAAAACCAGACGTTACTCGTTGTCCTTTGGAATCACGAAGAACAAACAGCAGATTTTCATATTCATATTCGGTATAGAGAATATGAGGAACCTGTTCAGTAGAATTAATTTCGACTAAAACATAAGCATCATTATATTCTTTTGCTAAACGGAAAATGACGGATGGAAAAAGCATCGGTGCAATATTGTTATCCCGAAACTTTGCAACCAATTTGTAGGGAGTCTGAGTAACATCAATGATTGATAATGCAGAATAATCACCACCAACACCTTTGGATGTATCTACTGTTATGACATAGATATGATCCCGTTCTGACATCTCATATACATCTAGATTCTCTTTGGAATAGATAGGATGAATGAAGGACATTTTTGCTAATACATCGGGGCGTATCAAAATTTTAGCAGACCCCAAAAAATCGCACAAAATTTCTTGATTGTATTTTGTTTCACCAAGGAGTCTTAATTGTTCTTTTGCCCACGCTTCATCCCTTCCTGGCACTTTCCAGTAGGGGACATGAAAGGTTACAAAATCATTTTGTTTAGTTTTTGCGTCGTTCCAGAATTTCCAGAAATGATTATAACCAAGTGGAGTAGAAGTCATAATAATTTTCGTTGTCTTACCAGCAGAAATTACTGGATAAGTAGACGCAAAAAATTCATCAGCAATACTATTGGGTATAATTGCAACCTCATCACATATCAACATATTGCAGTTGTGGTTTATAACACCATTAGCATAATAATTATGACAATCACCAACATTAAAGAAATCATATACTTGCATTTCAGAATGTTGTTTGATATCAACAATCATTTTTTGTGATAGTATATCACCAACTTCTAGATTTTCAGCAGTCTCCCAATAAGAATTTTCAACATAAAATTTATGATCTGGAGTACAAACAATATCAGTACCATCATCAAAAAATATTTTTAATGTTGGTCGAATACCTTGATCTAAAATTTCTTCAAAATCAACAAACCCATCAGTAGATAAAATTTTCATGATTTTTTCTTTTTTGGTGGACCTTGTTGCCACCAACCTTCTGGTTCTGTTCCTTCTACAAACATTTTATATTGGGTACCATCAGTATAACTTTTTTTACCTACATTATACCCAGAAAATTCAGTTGTATAACCTTCTGGAATTTCATCTTCTGGATCAAAATATTTAATTGTACCAGTTTCAATATGTGTAGCTAATCTTTTTCCTTTAGTGCTACTAACTGCACCGATTTTACTTTCACTAATATTTTTACATGCTTCTGGACTACGTTTCATTCCACGATGTTTTGCTGCGGTCTTAGCAATTTTTTCTGGATTCTTATTAATTTTTTCCATTCTGAGTGCATGTAATTCTGGATTTTCTTCTTTCCATTTTTTATTACCAGAAATACGTTTTTCTACATGTTCTTTACTTTGTTTTCTATTAGAAAATCTTTCAGATATCATTTTCGCAAATGCTATTTTTCGTTCATCTGAAGTATTGACCCAATCCAGATATCGAGTATACCTAGCAATTGCAGCATCATTATCCATCATACTCAGAAGTTTAATTTTACCTTCATAACACAATCGGTAAATAATCATTCTTATGCACTTTGAAGGGGCTTCTGAAAATGTGAATTCTGGACTATTCTCTAATCCAAAATGATCACACACTTCTTTATATCCTTTGTATTCAACTCCAGTTTCTATACGCAAAACTTTTGGTAAATGTCCAGTATAATAAGAACGATTTTCTCCAGCTAATACACAAAGATTACCACCAATAGCAATATTATATGTCATATCGTCCAAAGTAAATTCTTCATCAACAATATAACGTTCATAAGCTTCTGCTTCTTCTTTATTATCAAAAACTTCTAAAATTTCTTGACTAAAAGATTCGGGTCCATATTTTGCTACAGCAGCTTTTAAAATTTTTCCCGAACCAAGGTATCCATCTTTAAATATTGAACCAATTCCTTGATAATCTTCTTTGATTCCAGATTCAGGAATTGTGTGAAATCCTACATATATTTTGTCATTTTTTAGATTTGTTGTTTGATATATTGCATACTGATTGTTCATACTAGCAACTCCTTTATTGACGAGGTTGCTATTATTTAGTATATTTTGTATTTCAGTATAGTAGATTTCATCATTTTCTTCAATGCAAACTTTAGCATCACCAGTTACACAAGATTTACCACGCAAACCAGAAGATGACGTAGCAGCAGTAAAAACTTTTGACCCATTTTCTAATTCTACATCACCTTTGTTCCAAACCTTTACACCCTGTTGCATCCAAATTGGTAAATACTCATACATAAATTCATATCTAGAAAGAACCTCTCTAGCAGTTTCATCCTTATTAGCAACAATAGCTACATTTTTATTATCCTGAAAAACTGTGTACCAAAGAATATATGCAACTGTTGTTGTAGTATTATGAGAAAGAATATCATTGGTATAATAAGTATGATCTTCAGATGATATTGACAGATCATACATAGAATCATAAAAATTAAGACCAGCAACTTCAACTACTTTTGAAATTCCTTTCTTGGTTTTAATATGATGATTTAATGAATCTTTAGCAAATACTTCTTGGTTGTTTTCGTCAATTAAAATATGGTTATCTGCACATTCAATAGTTAATCCATTGTCCAACACTACAGAATAAACTTCGTAAGGAATAGTTTTGTTGGACGAAATGATATCTACAAATCCAGATTCAGATTCAACCATCCAATCAAAAACAGAAAAAGACTCAACAAATTTTTCATTCGCTTCGTTAATTGGTAATGAAGAATCAGATATTAGTTTGTGAAAATCACCAACGAAAATTTCCTTTGTTTCACCAGTAATTTTATTCTTTATATTTAAATTTGTGGTAAAAATGACGCACTTACTCGATTGTCTTGATAACATTGTCAAAACCATACGATTATTGTGGTATGTGTTTATTAAATCCTTTTGAAAATCCCACAACTTAAACTGTTGAACACCTTTATCAAGAGTAACAATTTGACAGTAATTATCAACAAAGTAAATCGGGTCTTCTGAACATTTTTTAATCTCCAGAATCTGTTCTTCAGTATATTCTAACTGAATTCCACATTTTTTCAAATTACTATTGTTGTTATATGCTATAGATTTAGCCATTACGAATACCTATTCTCACTTCATCAACGATTTCAGCATCCAATTCCATTTATCATGTTGAGCAATTCTTGATCCCAGAAAATCAATCAGTCCTTGTTTATTTTCTTTTTCAGCTAATTTAAATGCTACATCTAATGTTTTCAGAATAATCAGATTATCTTCCTGAATTTTCTTAATCATATCTTCAGCAGTTAGAATAGCAGTTTCGTCTTCAATTTCTGACAGTTCCGCATAACGACTAAATGATCCTGGAACATAAGCATCCAATGACCTTATATGTTCAGCGATTGTATCAGTTGCATCCTCCAAGTCTTCATAGATATCCTGGAAGAAACTATGTAGTTGAATAAACCGTGGACCTTCTACATTCCAGTGGAAATTCAATGACTTTAGATAGAGTGCAAAGTTTTCCGCTAGATATTTCTTGAGTATATTAGTTAGAATCTCCACTGTTTGCTTCCTTTAGTAATTTCATTAGATGATGTGTAGAACCGGTAAAGACCACTGCTTGATTGATATTCATATCATTAGAATTTTTGATTTCTTTCGATACCACGATTTCTTTTTTCTTCTTATGAATTTCCAGTAAATCTTTATTCATATCCGAAAGATTCTTGAGAAAAGTTGCAGTGATCTCGTATGCTCTGGGAACTTCTGATTGAGAAGCGATATGAAGCAATTCATCGACTGCTTGATTACCTTTGAGAATCAATTCACGAAGATTTTTCCGTGCAAATTCAGCATCCGATTCTATAGTAGAATTTTCTGGTGATGCAGGAATAAATTCAGTATCTTGAACTGTGATTGCAGTATTTGATTCTAGTGGTTCTAGATCAAAGATTTCCTCTAGATTTTCGTTCAGTGATTTCATAATTAACCATATTCGATAATTTGCTCAGAGAACCCATATTCATCATCAACATTTGCATCTTCCGGATCAGGTTTCGTTATAATTCTAACTACTTTATAAGGTGCATCAGATACCGACAGAATAGTATAAGAGGCATTGGAATAATCTCCGACCAAAATATCACCGGGTTCTAGAGGTTTATTTAATTCACCAACAATAACAATTCCTCTTGAATCATTGGAGAAATAAATAATTTTTCCTGCAATGTTTTTGCGATTGCTTACCCGAACTATCTCTGAAGTGGAAAAGATATGATGACCGGTAGGAATATCAACTACGACTTCTTGAATTGTTTTATAGTCAGATTCGGTATAGATATCAGTAAATGCTGCACCATATCCTCCGGTTCCATTTGGTCCACCTACATCTGACCACGTACCAATAAGACCCTGAGAGGAATCTGTTTTAGCGGGTGGGAACAAATATCCTTTTGCTGTAAACGTTAAATCCCAGATAATTAATCGGGTAGACATCATATCCCCTTCATAATCAATCTCTGTAGAAACAGAGTTGAGAATGACGGGCATCTCATATGAAGTTCCCATTTCTGGAATAAAATTAATCTTTACGGTATAATCAGGAGTAAAGAACGGAAGAATTTGTTCAATGATTTGTGTTCCGTCTTCGGTGTTTCTGACATAAACCGAAAGCGTGAAATCAAAATTATAAGGTACTGGTGCGTATTGAGTAGTTAGACCATTCGTTGAACTATAATTAAAGTTCTGTAATGTAGATTGTTGTTTTCTGGATGGATCATAAGTGAGTGCATCCAGAGTAAAGGAAATTCTTGGAACCGAAATTGCAACTGATTTGGTTAGGGTTGGATCAGAAATTATTCGGGTAATATACTTTTCCTTGGGTCCATAAACAATTGGAACTAACCAGGAGTGATATTTGTTCAGTGCTTTGTCATATCGAGCAACGGTGATATCGTTAAAGATGGTTCCAAAACCAACCACGACTTTACGAATCGTTCCATTACGAAAATGTGGATTACCTAACATTTATGGAGTACCAAAGGGATTGACAAAGGAGAAATCCAGAATATCATTTGATTCTTGTTGAATATCATTATTGTTAACTAGGTCTTCAAAAGCAGTATCCATTTGTTCCATTTCTGATGCAGTATTAGCAGTCCATTCAGCGGATGAAGAATATCCCTTTACTGTTCCTGAAGTAAATTCTCCTTGAACACGAATAATATCTACATACTTATCTGCTGAAGTGGTATCCGAAGAATAAACTACTGCTTGAGAAGTAGCGGTAGAGTAATCAGTTCCTTGATAGATAATTTCATTTGCAAGGAATGATCCTGAACCAGTGAGCAATTCAATTCTAGTTTTTGGATAATGATCCCGAATTTGTTGATCAATTTCTGCAATACCGGTAGAGATGATTTCATTAGAGAAGACAAACATTTTAAGTTTTAGTGCATAGACAAAAACATTACCTGCACGTCCTTTTCCGAGGGTATAGAACATTGCTTGATCATTTTCGTGTTCGACAAAGATGATCTCAAAGAAATTCTGCACTAAAGGAACGTAAATTAAATCTCCTTCTAGTGGTCTGATTAGATTAGGAATGGTATTATTGAATCTACGTTTAGAAACAAGTAGAGAAATTTCATCGCGAATTTCCAGACCAAACTTTGAGATGAAATCTCCTTCACCATCCATTCCAACAACATTTTCCAAGTACATCTCGATTGGATATGCTGATTTATATTCCTTTAGCGTATCTTCACCATAGATGAAGTCAATTTCATTTCCTGTCTTTACTGATCTTGGAAGATAATAAACATCCATTCCGTATTGTTGAATGGATTCTACTAAAAGCGACTCGATGAGAAGCTGTTCGTTGGTGAAATTGGTTGCTGGAAAATGATTGAAAAATGGATTGGTAGCCATAATAAAATTCAGCCCGTAAGCAGTTCCAGTGGCAAAATTGACATACCCCGCATCTCATCCTCTAATTTCTCAATCTCTTCAATTGCTTCATCATAAATTTCTTTACCGTTCAAGGTAACACCACCAGGCATCTGAATGTTTCCAAACTTCTTCAGATTTGATCCCCAGTTATACTTGATCTTTGCAGTTGCATATGCTTTTAACCACCGATCATTCCAAACATCCGATAATCCTACTACTGACATTGAAACATTAGTATTAGAAAAGGATGGGTAATCAACCAGAACAATTTCAGTGGGAGATTTGATTTTACTTACCTGATAACCTTCGGTTCCAAAATGTACCACGTCATCTTCAATGATTTCCTGATCGAAAATGGTATTTGCACCAATGACGGTTTTTGATGAAGTATCTAAAGTTGCAGTTCCAGTAAGATTAATGGTATCTGGATTAAGATACCGATAACACTCCATAATCACATATTCACCGGGAGAGACATCACGGGACCAATCAATATCCAGAAACAGTTTATTTGTTCTGCGATTAAACCTAAACTGAGGGGTTCCTGAGAACAATAGATTCAAAGTCCGAATATGTTGCATAGTAATTTCATAGGAAACATAGGACACCGAAGTAAAGTCATAAAGATCATGCAAGCGTAATTGATATCTCAGATCAAACATATTGATCGAAGAATTGGAATCATCAAATGGAAATACCGAGACAACAAAATTAATTGCATCTGGACAATAAATCCAGTGTCGGTCAATATCAGTTTGAGTAATCTGATGTTTCATGAAGACTCGTTCAGTACCATCATAATGAGACTGATTGAACAATGCTAAAGCATCATCCACTCGATCACGAATTTGTTCATCAGATACATTGATCTGAATAACCGGATGTCCGAGTCTGCGAAGACAATACTCGGTAAATTGTTGTCTGGTTTGTAGATTAGCCATTTTTCTTCATTTTGTAAATTTGATATGAATTATTTATACCAACTGCTACATAAAATCCGATCATGATTATCCACATGAATAGTGGAATTACTAGATGAAGATAGAAGATCAACCCAATGACAATTGCTTTAAAGATCACCAAAGAAGGAACAATTCCAAATTTAGTGAACAGAAAGTTCATGATTGGATTTGCTTCTTTTGAACCCGATGATTGTAGAGCAATATAGGTGGTCACTCCATCAAGAATCTGAAGTAGAGCAAATGCTAGAAAAAGATAGATTTCCATTAAACAATAATACCTAATTTGGGTTGTAGAAATTCATTACCCGCTCATACTTCTCTACAATAAGCATTTGGTCAAACGTAAGTTCGAATTCGTTCACAACTTCCAAGACTTAGAAACTCCTATAAAAGTATATTTTATTTATATGCAAAATTTCCTGTCGAATGCGCTTTCGCACATCTGATAATATGTTTAGACATTAAAAAATTCATCGATTAAATTGTTGAAACTTCTAAAATACCGGTGTTGGAAACAATCAATTCAAATTTTGCACCACTTGCAGAAGTAAGAATGACGGTTCCGGTTACAATTAAATTTTGTAGTTGGGTATTTCCACTTACATTTAAACTAACGGTATTACTGGTACCAGAAACAGTTAAATTAGCTAATGTTGTTGTTTTGGTTACTATTAAATTTCCGGTATTACTGGTACCGGAAACCAACAGATTTGTATGAACACCATTTGCTGTATGATTATTTACCCATACGCTATTTCCTTGTGCAAGATCAATAAAATTTTGATCCAGTTCTGCATGAGTCAATGGAGCATTTTTAGCGGTTACTCCAGTTCCCGATAGTTGTCTTGTGGTAATAGTCATGACTTATTCGTTTTTATTTTAGGAATTTGATAGAGTCCAAGTAATTGACATAGAATCAGCAATACCTTTATTAACCACAGGAAAGGTGGTTCGACAAAGCATGGTCCCGGTATTTGCTGCTGAAGCATTAAAGATACCCGCTTCAGTAACTGCAATATTCGCAGTAGGAGGAAAAGTAGCAACATAGGTAACAACATTAGCAGTAACATTACTGGAATCTAGTGCAACTTTTTGTTTTTCTCTTCCGAGAATCGTATTTCCGAGTGCTGGTTCTACAGTTCCTTCTCCGATTGACATGTGTGACATTTGCGCAGTAGAAGTGGTATCCGTTAGACGACCAGTAATCCAATTTTTACCGGTCGTAACGATCATATTATTAACACTTCGTTTCTCAATAATTTCACCGTGTTCATTAGTCAAAACGATAATGAGATGACCTTTAGTAGTAAATGATTCTGCTGTAACCATATTAATCTCTTTTAAGTAAATTGTCTTAAAGTTCCAACATAGGTTCCGGTAAAATAATTAATTTCTACATAGGAATGTAAAAACAATTCTCCGAAAGAAGATGTTGTTATATTTTCTGTATTGTATTTATGTAAATGAAAAGTTTCCGAATCTGAAATATTCACAGTTTCAGTAAACGGTTTATTGAGGATTATTTGTGTAGAATCAGTGGTTTGAAAAGATTCTACAAAAGGTTTGCTTAAAGAAACATAAAGATCATCAGAAAACACTGCATCTTCTGCTGAATTTTTATTAAAATCAACAACAACAGTTTCAGTTATTTCTGAATATTCAGCAAAGAATTTTGCAAGATAGTTGAGTGCAGGACAAGTATAATCAGATGCAGAAGGACCATCAATAATGGTAACGGTTGCATTTAGTTGTCTTGGTCCGGAACATCTAGACACGTTAACTGGACCAAGTTATTCCAGGAGAAACTTCAATAATTCCTTCCACGACTCGATATCGTTGATTAACCGAGTTTTCAATTACGATATCATAAACATATCGACGCTTAACTAATAAAGCAGTTTCTTCATCAGTCAAAGATAACATTATATGTCCTTCAGTTGGATTTCCAACAATAGTTCCGGTGAACGTTGCAGTTACAGATTCTGATTCTGCATATTCTCTGATTTGACCAGAAATGGTGCAATCGGTAAGATTAAATGCTGATCCATCATTTGCAGTAATATACATTTCTGCTGCAAAGGTTGATCCTTGATCAATAATTAAAAGTTTATAGGTAGACATATTGCTTATTTATTAGTATAGATATATTCGTTTGAAACGGTAGCTGCTAAGAATGATCCATTAGAAGATGCAGCTATAGAATTCCAATTTTTTGCATCCTCTTGTTTTGACCAATTGACTCCATCATCAGTAGTTACATAGATACTTTCTAGATTTGTAACTGCTGCAATGGTTGATCCATCTCTAGATATAACAATATCTCTCCAGGGTAAACTATCTCCTCTTTTATTCCAAGTACTCCCACTATTAGTACTAATATAAATGTTTTTATTAGTAATATCACAAAATGCAACTTTAGAACCATCACCAGAGCAGGAAATTCTATTTCCAGAATTCCCTTGATTTAGTAATTTTGTACTACCACCGGGACCCCCAGTAAGGGAAACTATATAATTTTGTCCTGATAAGTAATATGAAATATAAATGGTGCTTCCATCATCAGAACATGCAACATCATCCCAGTTAGGTGTTGTTGCACTCATAAGTCTTTCTGTCCAATTAACACCAGAATTAGTACTGTAATATATATTTTTATTCAAAAAAGGTAAAGCAATAATAATGCTTCCATTAGAAGAACACGCAACACTATTATAAGTATTACTATATGATCCAGTTTGTGAAATCCAAGTATTACCACTGTCTGAACTGGTATAAACTTTATCCGCTACAGTTCCAATAACTCCAACCACTTTAGTTCCATCTGAAGATGCAGCTAATTTAACCCATCTTTTAGATACTCCTCTTTCAGACCAAGTAATACCACCATCAAAACTATTATAAATGTATCCAATATTAACTGCTGCAATTAATTTTTTACCATCAGAAGAAGTAACAATATCACTCCAACTCCTTGCTCCAGAAGCAATTCGTTGTATCCACTTAATTCCACCCACCATTTTTAAAAAACCATGTAACATTTTATGATGCTACCTTACCAATTGATGCTGCATATAAGGTTGAACCAACTTTCCACAATTCAATACAATTAAATCCAGGTGTGGATAATGTTGGTGCAGTATTTCCTACCCAGACTGTTCCGGTTGGCCAGGTTACACTATAGGATGCAACATTAATCATCAATAAAATTGATTGACCAGAAACCAATGCATCATTGTTTGTCCAATTAGCACTGGTAGACAAGGTGAATTTCTGAATTGAACCATTAGCAGCATGTAAACTACCTGGAACTGTTAGTCCAACTTCTTCGGTATAGCCATTAATAATATTGGGGTTGCTGATATTAGAAGTATTAATAACTGAACTACTGATATTTACTGATGCAACATTTCCACCATTAATAATTGGGCTGGTTAAGGTTTTACTCGTTAATGTCTGAGAATCAGTGGTACCAACAATTGTTCCGGATGGTGCTGTTGCTAGTGCAGCAGTTCCTAGACCTAAACTGGTTCTTGCTCCAGCAGCAGTAGTAGCACCAGTACCTCCTTTATCAAGGGTAATTGTAGAACCGGTCCAATAGGAAGCAGTATTTACAACTACCGAACCTTTGTGTTTAATTTCGGTGGTTGCATTAAAGGTATTTGAAGTAAGTGTTCCAGTGCTGGGAATAAAATTCATTCGTGCTGTTGAGACAATTACCTTATTCAGATACTCTGCATTAGCAGTCAGAGTAACATAATGAGTATCCCCAACAGAATTGACATCATCAATATCAAAAACCGGATAGATGATTTCATTTACCGCAGCATTAGCAGCATCACTTGCTAAATTAGCAACATTAGTCAAGACTTCGGTTGCAACAGTATTTGCTTCTTCCGCAGTCTCGGATGCTAAATTTGCAGTTGCATATGCACTATTTGCTGTATCATATGCAATAGCAGAAATATCCTGAGCAGCATTAGCGGCATCATATGCAGATGAAGATAATGCAATTGCTATATTTGCAATATCATACGCAGTAGAAGTATATGATACGACATCATTATAAACATTCTGCGTGTCGGTATAAACGCTTACAGTATTGGTATAGATATTACTGGTGTCATTTTTAATACTCAACACCACGTTTGCAGTATTAGATACAGCATCAATATCCGATTCAAGACCATTATATTTGGTGATTAATTGTTGTGTAGCACCTAACCAATGTTGAAAGGTATTAGCAGCAGTTACTTGATTAATTGACATTGGTTAATCCTGATTTAATATCAATGAGCAAATTTTTAATCATTTGAACATCATCTTCTAATTTGGTGAGTCGCAAGTTAGCTTTTTCCTTTTCTAAATTTTCTTTTTTCGCAAGTTCTCGTTTAAGTAAATATTCATTCAGAGCAGTCTTATCGGTATTTAAAACTGCTTTTGAATGAATATCTCTGACAAGTTTAGTGTCGGGTATTGGTATATCTTGCATAATTATCCAGCAGGTAAAGCAATTGCACGAAAATCTCTCAGTTTTGGAACAATCATTGGTGTTTCTGATGACATAACAATCTTAATTGCAAACGTCTTAAAGGTCGTGTACAATGAAGTTGATGTACTATATGAAACAAAATTATCTGCAATACCATTGGTTCCTGGTGCAAAACTTAATTCTCGATAATCGCTTGCATTTGTAGAAACAAAGTTTGCGTTTCCTAATTGTGTCATTAGTTGCCAATTCTTGGATTCAAAGGTTTCATTATCGGACTCGGAAAGAATCTTATAATAAACATAAATTCCTGTTCCGGATGGTTTATATGCAGTCACATAGACCCGAAGATCACCAGAATTAAATCCATCAGCAAGCGTTACTTTTCGACAGATGTAACGTGCGGTTGCATTTCCTCCGCTAGAACTGGTTTCTCCACTATATTCAACTACCGCACCAGAACCCGAACCACTGGTTATATTTATGGTTGGTGTGGTGGTATATCCAGAACCAGATGCAGTCAAATAAACATAATCAATAATACCACCAACCACATTTGCTTTAGCAGTAGCACCCGATCCATTTCCACCAGAAATTTCTACCGTCACAGAAGCGGAATTTGCATATCCAGAACCACCATTAATAACCGTAAATCCGGTATTCGCAAGTTCTAGATTATTAATGATATTTTCGACCACCAAAACCCCGGTTCTGGACACATCAATAATCGGAGAAAGATTATCATTAGAACTACTAAGTGTTCCCTTGAGAACAAAAGATTGTGCCCCGGTGGTATTACTTAGTACTCGCATTCCGGAAGAATCAATTAGTTCATAGTCTCTTCCTGGAATAATTTCAGCAAAGTCAGTAAATCCACCAGAAGATTTTTCTGATCTATAAACATAATTTAAAGAAGTCTGTGGTAAAACAATATCCGAAGCAAGTGTCTGAACTAAATTATACGGATAGGAAGCAGTTAATGCAGCAAGATTAAATTGCGCTGTTGCAGAAGTTGTTGAATATTGATTTCTAAACATTCTGAACATAAAATCTAGCGTCTGATCAGGTGTCCATGTGGATGAATTCTGAGAAGCAAAGAACGATCCACCATAGGGTTGTTCAGAAATCAACTTATTAGTAACCAGATCAGTCTTACCAATTTCTGCAACGTACATTTCATATTTGTTGCTATTAGCAATTAGTACTACTGCATGTTCTTCAGGTGACAAGTAGACCGGAGAACTGAAAATAAAATCGGTGTACTTGGTTGCATCATCAAGACTGGGTTCTTCTGTAGTCTTAATCTTATCCGGAGTTAAAGTTACCGATGCAAATGGATAAACTACTGAACTAGAAGGATAACCATTAACCGATGGACGAATCTGTAAAGTGATTGGAATGATATCATCCTTGGACTTGAAACAAACTCTAACTTTATTTAAGAATATACCTTCTGGATATTGATCGGGACTGACCAAGAAGGTTTGTGCAATCGGATCAATCCAACGAATATTCCAATTCAAACCAATTCTGGTTCGACTGACTGAACTGGTAGTAACATCAGTGACCACTCGTTCATCAGAAACTTCACGTCGTTCAATTGTAGGTTGAATTGTTGAAACAAAAGTTTCCTGTTTGGTCTGTAGTGTTCCCTGTGCAAAAAATGCAGAATCTCCACTGGTTGAACAACTTGCAAGATCACCAATTGATGAATCCATTAGTCGGAATAACTTTTCACCAACTCGGAATTGTCCAGCAGGAACAGTAAATACTCCAACCACTGAACCAGTTTCGTCAGTTCTTAAATTACCAATTGCATATTCCGAGGTTACATCTGGAGTCGTTGTCCAATTAGAAGAAACGGTTAATAGTTGAGTACCTGGATCATAAGATAGAATGGTTCTACTCTGACCCATTCCAGTTCCATCAACGATATAAACAGTTGATCCTGCAATAGCAGTAGTCAGATTATAAGCACCAGCAGCATCCGTTGCTAAGGTAATGGTATTAATTGTAGAATTGGTTACTGTTCCACCAAAATGTTCATGTTTAGTAATGACATAGGTATTAGAACCAACCAAGGATTTACTCGCAACATCCAAGGAGTAATCCGCAGTCATGTTAGAAACATAAACTACATTATTAGAAGTATGAACAACCAGTCCAGATGCAAGAACAGTAGAAGTAGAATTGTCTACAATCTGTACCACTTCTGGATTACTCAGGTTGGTGCTTAACTGAATGTCATTATTAGCAAGATAAAACTTGCTTATTCTATTACTAACATAGGGAGTGACATTAATATTATCAAAGAACGGATAGATGGTAGTTGATGGTTTAAATGCAGTTCCAACAAAGAGAATATTAATCTTTCTCATGTAGGGAATAATCGAAACATCAACCACATTATTACCAACCGATTCAGTAATCGTGGTAGGAACTACTGTTGTCGCAATTCCGGTTCTGGTTTGTTGACTGGTAGTGGTGGTTGTGGTCGTTGCAGTAATGGTTCTGCGATTCAACAAATTAAAGAAGAATGGATTGTTGCGAATACTAATATCAGTATCAACATCTACTCCCGTCCAAACCGTATTCCAATCTCCCCATTCATAACTGATTGCATCCTGCGTAATCAAATCCCATGCATCATTGGTTCCACCCAAATTGACCACCACATCGGGTTTTTGATTGGTGTCGATCCAAATATCAGAAGGTGGATAAAGTGAAATCTTACCCAGATAATTGATAACATTAAATGGATTTACATTGATACTTCTGGATGCACGATTCTGTTCAATAAATGCAGTTGAACTATAACCAACAGAAATCAATGATCCAGTCTGTACAAAATTAGATGAATTTGCAGAATCAAAAGTCAGTCGATGTGCAGAAATATTAAATCGTGGACGCAATTCATTATTTACTTTATCAATAGCAGCAGAGTAATCAAGATTAGAAACATCTGCAACTGCATGACCAACAAAGGAATCTACCAGAATACCATTCTTGAATCGCTGAAGATTTTGTGAATCCAAGATAGTCAGGTCTTGTTTGGTTAACGTTTCTTGCTCCAACAGAGACAATGAGGTATAATACTCTAGATTTTGAACTCGCTTATCAATACCACCAATATCTTTCATGGTATAACGTCGATGTTCAATGTACTGAACGTCAATTTCATTAGTAGAAATGGTATAGGGAGGATACTTCAAAATATAGAGGGTCATTCCGGTTGAAGAATCATTTGGAGTGACCGGATTGATTGAGGGAATACCCTGAATAACACTAAAGACTTTAGTCTTATCAAGAACAATCTTATCAATTCTACCCAGATAATATTGATAATCCAGAATGATATCCGAACCATTTTCTGGAATCTTAGTAGCAGCATCAGCAAAGGTTACTGTCGTAGAATGATCGGTTCTTACTGGTCGGAAATCTAAACAGTCTCTTAAATTATAAGTCTTGTTATATAACACCGAACTATAAGTGGGAATATTTTCATATCCAATACTATCATAGGAGTCAACAGAAAAATAACCAGAACCAGAAGAGGAGAGTCGATTATAAAAGACCGCTAATGGTCCTACTGGAGCAGTAGAATTAGCATTTAAAATAATTGAACTATGATCGTAATAAGAGTCTCGTTGTCCATTATCTAAGATATAACTGGAGGTAACATCAATTGCAGATGCGGAATTTGCTTCGGTTATTGCTTTACCATTGAAATCCTTGACCAAAACAATTTCAGTAACATCTGCAACATAAAGTGATTGTGCTACACCAGGAATCTTATTAACAAATGGTGTAGTAATATGAATCTGTCCAGAAGTTGCATAGGAAACAATTGCAGTATTACCACCACCAAAAACATTGGTTCCTGACGCAGTTTGAATCGTCGTATTTGCTTCAATATAGGTTTTAGTTTTTGGAGAAATCGAATTGTTATCAATGGTTGCGATAACATATGCAGTCATATTATTTGCAGAAGTTACCGTAATTTGATCATCAGAATCTACAGTAAGTGCGCTTGCGGGAATGACCTGTCCTGCAATATAGGGTGATGTTCCTGGAGAATTAACAACAATATAATAATTCTGTAACTTTGCTGCTAAGGTATTACCGTTCGCAAGTGCTTCTGAACCTTCTAATTCAGAAAATGTAGTTGAGGACGAAGTAAAGGTCTTAGCGAAATACTTTTTATAGGAAATTGATTCAAGCGTGATTGTATCATCAGCAATGTATTGTTCACCCAAAGGAAAGATCAAAGGTTCATAAGATGAATCGGTAATAACCACATCATCATAAGTAGAAATTGAATCCTTTGATTTTTCTGAAATATCCGCAGCAATAAGTTTAGTAGTACTAGAGAAGGAAGCAAACGATTCTGCATCATTAAATTCAAAATCAACTGAGAACAAAGAGGTATCTTTTTGAGGTACCGTAGAATATAATCCTTCGGTATACAATTCAATTTTAGACCCAACCAATTCTGGTCCACCAATAATGGTCTTTACCGAATCGGTACTTCCTGGACCAGAGGTGATTCTAAATTTAGCACCAGTATAACAGTTAGGTAAAATCTCACCAAAAGAAGTCGGTAAATAATGTACAGTGCGATTATTTGAAGAATCTAAACTACTCTCTTGTACTGAAAGAACTCCGCTTATATTACCAATATTGGTATCAAAGATATAGGTCTGATAGACATAAGAAGAACTATCCGCAGTATTAGCAGCAGAATCAAAAGCAATGCTCTTTACCCGAACGGTACCAATCTTGGTATTTGCTATCGTTCCGGTTGTTGCAGTATTAATTGATGCAGTATTTACACAATGTACATCAATAGTTGTCAATTGATTAATATCAAATGCACCATAATGATTGGTCGTATAAACAAAGTTTCCATAATCAGCAGTCAATCGTTTATTAGAAACATTTGCAGTAGTTCTTGGTTTATCCACCACTAAGGTAGTCGGACCAACGGTTTCAAATTCATAACCATAAACGTATGCTTTACCGGGAGATAAAATTACATTAGTCTGTGCAGTATTTTCTGCATTGGTTTCCAATGAAATTTTAAAATTCTTAATAGTATAATTTCCGGATTCATCATAGGTGCGTCGTGCAAGCGTTTCTTCAAAGACAGAATAAATTGGATAACGACTTTCTTTTACTGCTACTCCATTCTTGACTTGCATCAGTTCAATAAATTTCTCATCATCCTCAGAATCTAAAGCACGAGAAGCAAGGATCAATTCAATTTTGTAGCGATCAGAACCGGGTGCTTGATAATTAGATGCATCCAATGCAGGGTCTAATAGTGATGTATCGGTATTATTATCAATGATCGATTCAGTTAATTCAAAACCAATTTTTGCATTTGCAGTATTCGCGGAATATTTTGAGGTCGCAATAGTTTGTTTATCGGAATTAATAAAGAAACCATCATAGAAATAAACTCCTTCGGTGACAGAAAAAATCTGACCTTCTCCGGTTCCACTAACTGCAATTGTTGCATAGACGGGAGTAGTTTCTTTCGTTTTAATTACATCTAATGCAGTAAATGGTTCTCCATAAAGTTGTTCAACCATTAACGTAATGGGATCAGTGTCGGTCTGAGCATAGACCTTTATAACTTCACCCCGTTTAGTTTCATCATTTGATAGAATCGTCATATCTTCAAATGCAGTATAATCAACATCAGAACCCAAATAGGTTGCATTTAATTTTAAATATGTTGCACCCTGAAGAAAGAACTGTCCTCCAGAAACCACCGAACCATTTTTAAAAGTATGATCACCAAAACTTTTAATTTGATTCTGTAACAAAGATTGAATTTGGGTTAGTTCTCTTGATTGAACCGCATATCCAGGTTTGAATAACAAACGCAGATATTTTTTGGTTGCATCAAAATCATCATAATAAGGAGAACCGGAAAAATTAGTGGTTAGGGACATACTTTTCTCTAAAATTTAACAATAACTTTAATGTTTTCTGTTTGCTCTGCCGCTCTTTGAATACTCTCAATATTTTTAGCATGGAGAATATCACCCGAGTATGGTTGAAATTCTGGATAACTAATATCAGAAACAGCAATACTCGTTGCATTAGTTTTTAATACCGGACCAATTTCAATGGTTCCTCGCACATTAGTTAATTTCAGTGTATCCTCTTCAAGTAGAACTTCATTAATGACTCCACTGAAAGATGGTTCAGCAACCGACCCCTGATAAACAAACTTGTTGGTTTCAACAAAATCACCTGATAATTGCAACAATGTTACGTTTGTTGTCTGTGATATCGTTGATTGTGCATTAGCAAATAAAACCGGGGTGCTTTCTCCATATTTATGTGGATTAACTAAAAGTCCATATTGTCTGAATGTAGTATTGGATGAAATGTTGTTTGAACTTTGTACTTCCACATTTAATAAGACCGTATTACATCCAAGTTCTTTTGCAGAATTAAAACTATGTCCATATTTGGGACCAAGTATCGGTCTTGCTGATGCATCTTCCCCAGTGCCATAAATTATTACATCCGCATAATTATATTCCTCACCAAAACTAGTAAGTACAATTTTATCTACTGAATTACCAGAGATATAAGTATTACAAATCGCACCAAAACCATCTCCAACAACAACGCTTCTAGTTAGGGTAGAAATAGTATTCCCCGATCCACCACCACGGGTTTCTGTTGGATAGGATAAAATTAATTGTCTATTAAAGGTATCAATGTTTGTAACATAGGTACCAAACGTTATTCCATTTCCGGACAATTCCATATTAACTGCAATGGTATTTGCAACATCGGTAGTTGCATCATAGGTTAATATAGAACAAGCAGAAAGAAAACTTGAAACGTTTATGGTTCCGTTGTAATAATTTGTTCCTGGATTGGAGACAACAATAGCAATTAACTCTCCATCAACTGCATGACTGGTGTTTGCAGAATATGCTAATCTATTGGTTGAGACTGGTGCAGGTATCCAGGTGTTGGTTGTAAATTTATTTCCTTCTGGAACAGTGTACATGTATTTCCAAACATAGGAATCGGTTGTGGTAACAATTCCTTTGGTTCCTTCACCATAACCAGTCGGTTCAATAGTTGATATTGAGGAATTGTTATTAGACAAACATTTATACACCGAATTTTCACTGTTTACAACATAAAAAGAATGTATATTTTGTGCAACATTACCTGTGATTAGAACTTCTAAATTCAAGGTATCATCGTACTGCATATAATAAACATTATTTGCATAAAGATTATTTGGAATGACATATTCCAAATCCGTACCGGTAATTTTCTTTGCTGCGATCATATTGTCCCAAACACTTTTTTCATAGACCGCAGTATCATATGCTTCTGGAATAACTTCTTCATCTTCATAAGGAATATGATTACTGATAAACATATACCCAACGGTAGGATTAACACTTTCGGAAAAAGATTCTTTAAACTGTTCTGCGTTATTAAAACGAATCTTTCTTGAGGTATAATATGTACTCATTTAAACTACCGTAATTTCGGATTCCAACGTTGTTTCTGGGTTTTCAATTTGATCGGACATCTTCAATTCTGCATATAATTTCATTCCCGCAGGATGAAGTAAATTCTTAATGATTTCTTTGTACTTAGAGAATTCTATGTTTGAAGATAATACATAAGAATATTTATTATAATAATCTCGATCCTGTAACCTTATTGCATATGCGGATAATAAACCATCATCGTTTATCCAGCGACCAGGAAAAACTTCAAAACTACCAACTAAAATCGGAGTAGCAATTGCAGTTCCGTCACCAGTAGTAGTCAAATCAATTTCTGGAATCGTAATGATTTTTTCACCATGACTAATAATGGTGATTTGTTCAATTGCACCATACGCTAAGTTTTCATAGGTGGTAAAATATTCATCACCAGAACCAAAAATACAAACTGCTTCAACTACACCATTAGCACCGGTAGAGGATGAGATTGTTACTGTCGGTAATTTGTCCTGTTCATATCCTTGTCCTCCTAATAATGTGGTTCCATATAAACGAATTGCTTTATTGTTAGCAGTAGAAACAAAAGCAGAACTGACATTCAAAGAAGTATTTGATGCAATACTATCAACAGTTCTGACTTCATTGTTTATACGAATTTCACTACCGATACTTAATTCAGTATCAAATTTAGTCGATGATCCGGTTACGATTACTGAATTTGCAACAACATTAGCAGTTCCACTAATCTTATCGGGAACAAAATCTACTTTTAATAATTTTCCCGTACCATCAACTTCGGTAACTTCACCAAATGCTCCCCAACCCCAATTATCAGGATCATTAGTAAAAACTAATTCATCACCAACTGCATATCCACTTCCTTGAGATACAATTTCCAATTTACCTAAAGAACCAAAAGAATCAATCGTTATCAGTGTATTAGCAACAATTAATTTTGCAGGATCAGCTTTGATTACCGGTGGACTGGTTATAGTCAAGGTTACACCAGTAATCTCCAAACCCAAAATCTGACCAATATTGGAAAAGGTATTGCTCGATAATGCTGATGAGATTAATGTGTTTGCATTAGCAGTAGAATCAAAACCATAATCTGCTGCATCAATAGTAGTGTTTGCTATATCCAGACTAGAAATAACATCAGAATAAATGGTAAATGAGTTTGCAGTAAAGACCGGAAAAACTGATTCTGTGGACAAAGAATTGATCGTGATATCTGCAAAAGGTGGACCATATCCATTGACATAAATTGAATTACCAAAATTAAATCCTGCACCACCATCAATAATACTAATGCTTTGAATACCACCCTTGAATACCTTAGAGATAAATGCTTTGGGTGGTACCACAGAATCGGGAGATTTAATATTAACCAACTCTCCTACATTATAATTTGATCCCGGATTGACAATCACAATTTCTTTCAATTCTGAAATAGAATTTAAAACCACCTCAACCAAAGTATCATTAATAAAAACATTGGTGGATAACTGTTCTCCGACCTTGAAGGTTCCAATCAAATTCTTGGAATCAACAAAAATTTCATAGATGATACGACCATTTAGAATTCGGGTGGTAATTCTTTCAGAAATTACCGATGCACCAGATTCCATTCCAATGATCTTGCGATTTACTAATAAAGAAATATCCAGATTTTCATAAAAAATTTCAATATTAGCATCTTCTGCTGGAGGAACAGTAAAAACTATTTTATAGTATCCGGACAAAAGATAATAATCAACTTCATTTGTTTGGAGAACACCATTGATATAAACATCAAGTCTGCGATAAAGAACTTCACTGGTAATAGGACAGACACATTTTAGAATATTAAATTCGGTTGTTTCACCATCACCAACATAAGTACTAGAAATGTCTGGTGATATCTTTAATGAATTGTCTATTTGCCACTTTCCACCTGATGCAATAAGAACGTTGTCTCTCGGATAAATCACATCTACCGATTGTCCAAAAAGCATCTTGAACAATAATTTAAAGGATTGTTCGGAACCCTTTGCTTTATAGAAAGGTAAAATATTCTTGATTAGGAATGCAGCATCAATATCACCAGAAATTGGAAAATATTTTGCAAAAGTATTTAAAAACTGTTCAGTGAATTCATCTACAGATAGATCAACATCATATATCTGAGATAATTTGTATATTTGATTAGTTACATCATTAAGTTGACTTCCTTGTTGGTTTTCTAGAAATTCATAATATGCTTTTAGAAAGTCAATAAAAACCGGATATTCTTCACGAACAAAACCAGGAACCTGAGATTCAATTAGAACAGAAGTTTTTTGATCCATGATTAAATTGACTTGAATTCGGTTATAATAGCAGTTGGATCGTTCTTATCAATAATAAGAAGGGTATTTTTTACAGAAGTTATGATACCATCTTCTGATTGAACATTAAGTGTCATTAAATTGTCCTGAGTATTAACACTCTTAATGTTGATATCAAAAATAGTAATCTTACCCGAAACATAATCAATCGTTCCAGCATTTGCATTGATTACTTGACGTTCTGCACTGGTATTAAAATAAACGGTTCGTAAGGTACCGAAAGTAGAATTCAAGACCGCAGTAGCAGCAGCATTGGTTCCTTCACCACCTTCAAATGAAATAATTGCTTTGGTGTAATTTATTCCTCGATTGGTAATGGTAATGCTCTCTACCTTTCCATTGACAATCTTTGCAGTAGCAGTAGCACCATAACCATCACCCGTTATAATCACAGTTGGATTGGTCTTGTAATTATATCCAGGATTGGTGATACGTATTTCTGAAATACCGGTATATGATTCTGGAACCTCTTCAAAAATAACCTTACGTTCAATTCCATAGATATCGTTAGAAACAAATTCAGAAGAAATCAAACGACGAATCGTACTTCCTCGATATAATGGAACATTAAAATTGATTTCATAAGATTTAGTTGTGTTCAGTTGCGGAACAAATTTCTTTTCTAATCGAAGTACCGTGGTGGAACCAATAATAGAATTTACGTCAACTGCATCAATATAATCCTGTGCTTTGGATAAAACAAAAGTAGAATTGAATTGATTCAAGAAAGTATCATTATACAAATATAAAGAATTGTTAATCAACAGTTTCAATTCTTCTTCTGTATATAAACTCTTGTTCTTTTCATACTTTACTACATTATACAATTTAAGATATAGATACTCTGGGTCTTTAATTCGAATATCAGCAGACAGATGACTTTTGGGTTTTAGTAATTCATCAATGATTCGTTGTTTTTCTACTGTTGAAATATAATAGTTGTCTTTAGATTTAAATGAAATAAACACCACTCCATAAACCGGAGGAGATTCGTCTTCACCACCCCAGACCGAAACTGAATCCACTACTGGATAATTAGATAGAATATAATTTTGATAATCGTTAACGGTAATCAATCGATTTTGGGTAGTATAGGTATTGATTGCGTTAGTTTTAATAGAATCAATCGTTTCTACTTCTGCACCACCACCAGAAGGTGAAGTTACGGTTATTGTATATTCGGTATATCCTAAATTAGACGACAATGAAAACTTGGATATATCGTTTCCATATTCTCCATTGGTCACCAGATAATTAATTGCAATGATGTTTCCATCAACAATTGATTTACCTAAAATACCATTACCAAAATAAATTTCATATTTACCGTAGATATTTTGTTGTAGATAATAGACACTTGCATTATCATCCACATCAAGAATATCAGTTGCTAAATTATAAACTTCTGAGGTAACATCAGTAGAAGAATTTTGTACCGTAACCTTTATGGTTGAAACATCAACATTTGTATCTGGAATTTGAAAGATTCCTTTAGGATTATTAGTAGAATCATGGACATAGACATAATTAACTAACTGACCTTCATAAATTTCGAGGTCCCGAAATATAAATTCATTTCCGACTTTTGTTACGGTTATATTATCCAGAGTTACAAAATTAAGCGACTGATTATCAACCAGATTAGTTCGGAATAGTGTTCCGCGAGGAACTAAAAGACTTTCTGTGACAAATACATTTGGTGAAGTTACTACAAAATCAATGACTGCTTTTGCTGCTTTTCTAGAAGTGGGAGTATACCCCAGAGTTTTAGCATGGGAAACCACTGAATTTCTTAGTGTTGCAGTATCTAAGAAGGATTCATTTGCAAGCATATTAACATAATATGCATTGTAATGAGTATTATATGCTAGAATGTCCAGAAGAACATTTAATCCGGAACCCTCAAAATTATAGTCCGAAAATTCTGACTGAGACTTCAGGTATTGCTTTAAATTAGTTTTGATGGTATCAAAATCTAATTCCGTAATTCTGATTTTGTTACTTAAAGGCATCTAGCGTAGTCTCTGTAAAAGGAAATTTATCGTGACCGGTTCCATAAAATTCACAATGGTAAAAGATAATTCCACATCAAATGCATTCTCATCAATATTATCTGTAACTTTAACCGCTATTACTTTGATTCTGGGTTCAAAATTAGTTAAACATTGCGTGATTTCTTTTTGCAATGCACTGGTGACAGTAACATCAAAGTTCTCAAATAATAATCTCCTTACATTAGAACCATAATCCGGATTAAAGGGTTTTTCATAATGATTAGTCAAAATGATATTCTTGACTGCATTGATGATTGCACTCTCATTGGTCAGCTTATTAATATCCTTCTTAATTGGATGAACCGTAAAGTTTAAGTCCAAATCCTTGAATTCTTTAGTTATTTTTGTAAGTGTTACCGAAGATGACATTGCTTTTTATGAATTTTATTTTACTATTTAGTACAACTAAGAAGCAAAAATTGCTTTAGTTATTGTCCTGCTATGTCCGGTTCCAACAAAACTGAAGGTATAGGTATAATATCCATTTGCATTAATTCCGTCTGCATTCAAAATACTAAACGTACCATCAAGTCCAATGATTCCTGAACCACTTAGGTCAGGACCGGTATAATATACCTCAGTCGTGGGTTTACCATTAGCAACATTAATCGTAAAGGGTGTTCCATTTGCATAAACATCAGGAGGATTCGTAGTAAGAACTTCGTTATATAATGCAGAATCATCAACACCAGTTCCTGAATCACCTTCATTACCAACACCACCAAATACCCCTAATGTTATTAATCTTTCTTGACCATCAATGGTTGTTACCTTGAAAATTGAATTATTAGGTGAAGTAATATTTGGTATTACATTTGCGTACCAAAGAATCTTTTCACCAACATTTACCGTGGTATTATTAGCAGCATTGATAAGATGAATTGTTAAATCAGATGCATTTGCAGTTGGTGTAATATTTTCAATGGTTGATATGGTTGTGGGATAATTGGAATTGTTTATCCAGGTATAATAATCCGGTGCTAATGACGTATCCGCAAGAATTCGATATGGACCATTGTTTGCACTTATTGTTAGTTTAGCAGTATTGGAACCGAATACATTGTAAACACTAATCGGAGATAATAATCCCACATTACTGGAGGTTTCATAACGAACCTTAGTCGGAAATTCAATTCCAGGAATGATCTTCAATATTGCATATTCAATTCCGGTTTCTGTGGTAATTGAACGAATTGCAACATTAAAGAGAATGGATTGACCAGTCAAAAGAGTATTGGTATTTGCAGGATAGAATTCGTATAATACGTCACACTTTTCAAAGTCTGATGTATCAACTTCAGAAAAAGTATAGGCTGTATTTGCAAGATTTAATATTGTAATGCTTTGTGTATTTGACCAAACACCATTAACACTTTCTAAAGAAATTGAACCCTGTGATAACAATAACTTATACAGAACATTTCCGCTGGGGTCTTCTGGACCAGTAACTAACAATTCCGTATTTGAATAATAATCAATATAGGAATCTACAATTGACAGAGGAGAATTTGCATTAATGGTGTATTGATATTCGGTATTTGGTTTGTACACCACATTTCCAAAATAATCTACCTGTGCATCATACTTAATCGAATTTGGTAAATCTTCAATCAACAAACTTTGTTTGAGTTTATCGGTAGAAATAAGATTAACAATTTTCTTTTGCGACTCACCCTCTTCATTCATCAACTTAAATTGCGTATACTCTTCTTGAATCTTTTTACTGTTCTCCCAGAATTTTTTATCGTGTGCTACTCGATCTCCCATCTTTGATGCTGCTGCATTTAGATCACTTGTTATTGCAGCAGTTTCTGATGGACTTAGGGTGGTTTCATAAGTAGCAGTATTTGATCCTTCTGCTGGAGGAACTTCTACGATACTATTTTCGATGATTTCAGGATAACCAGCAATTCGATTATTAAGTTCAACTAGATCATCGGTGACAAATAAACTGGTGAACGAACCTAAGACGGGTCGAGTATCCTGAATACCATCGACTTCACTAATGATATATAGAACACTGCGTCCTAATCCTGAACAGGTCAAATAATGTGGATCAGTTGCTTCACCAACATCAAGACCAACCACATTAGATAAACGATCTGTATGTAATTGATAACTTTCTGCATAAGAAGAAAGTACATTTGCAGAAGAATTGACATCTTCTAAACCAGTAACTACCGCAGTTGTTCTTCGTAAGGTAGTTTCGTCGGTATATTCATATTGAGAAGATTTAACAATTGAATCCGCAGTGCTCTTGATTGTTTTTGCAGATGATCCTACCGGATTTTGATAATAATCCTTTGCATTATTATTTCTCATGTCCTCTGCTTGCCAATCCTTCAGAAGTTTTGGCATTCGATCCAAATGTTCCTTTGCAGAATCAGACAGTTCAATAACAGTAGGATCAGGAAAGGTGAAATTAAATTCTAAACGAGAAAATAATTCTGGAGAATTGGGAGAATCAGGAAACCGTTCATTCTTATTACTACGGTTCTTTTCAATTGCTAATAATGTTTCTAAATCATACATAATTTATACCATTTTTGGAATCGGAGTTCCAGTCCAACCTTTCGGTGCTTTATGAAAGTGCCAATTATACAATCCGGTATTAACGATATCGGTCATCAAGGATGCACTAGAAATATGAAAAAATCCAAAGGGTGCATTTACCGAAACACCAGCATTTACATTTAAAATACATGTAACGCAACCAGGAATAGCAGCAGGAACACCCGCAGCAAAACCTCCGGTTACGGTTACAAATCCATAGATACCAGCACTCATTCCTAGACCAGCATCTACCCGAGAGGTTGCCATTAACTTGTCACACATAATGGAACCATCTACCGAAAAATCTCCATTGATATGAACAGTTCCACCCGCATTTAAATTTAACTTACCCAAGAAACTTGGACTACTGATTAAATCCAATTGTCCTTGAGAAGTAATAGCAGTTTTTCCTTTTACTTCCTGAGTATAATTTCCTAAAACCAATAACTGATAATCACCCGAAACTTGTTCAATTTTGTCTCCCTTTATCTCAACAATAGAATCACCATTAATCGTTACCGAACATTTTCCTTCTACTAAAATCTGCTTGTCCTTTACCGTGATTTCATAACCATCACCAAAGACTTTATGAACCTCGGAACCGTCTGGACGCATCTCAATAAAGGTTCCAGTTCGATGCATTAATTTTATTCTTTCTCGTTCCCGAGTATCATCCAATTCAAAAATATGACCCGATTCGGTCTGAGTTACATTATTAAACGGATACTCCGGTTGAGTATCTACATTAAACGGGTCTTCGGGTTCTAAAAATCCACCAGCTTCATTAATCATAAATTATCCCTATGGTGTTGCATATTTAAATTCAGTATAGATCGTGGTCGCAGTTAAGGTTTCAGAATTATTAGCTACATTTTGAATATAAGAGTTCAAATAAATTACCGATTGATTTTGTTCACTCAATGATGTTGGGTTTAAAATCCCCTGAGTTCTATCTAATGCTAATGCAACATCAGATTCAATTCCTTCTACATTTTCTACAGTATTGGATACATTATCTTCAATATCATTGACGATATTTATAGAATCATTGATTGATCTATTCAGATCGGAAATTTCTTTGACTAAATCTCCTGGAACCGAACTAAAAATTGCTCCACCAATCTGACCCAAAATACCTGCAATAAACGAGGAAATTTCTCCCAAAAAATATTTCAAACAGTTTTGCAAAAATGCTTGTAGTCTTGCTGGAAGATTTAAGATAAAGTTAACGATTCTTCGACAGACCTGCACTACTTCAGAAATAACCTGTGTCCAATCACGAATTACATCCAGAATATCTTTAATCCAATCAACCAGATTTTTGATATGCTTAACCACTGAAATAGCAAAGGAAACCAGACCGGAAGGATCAGCACCTAAAGATGCTGCTAATGCTTTTATTGCAACCACCAATTGTTTGATAATAATTGATGATTGTAACCTTGCCCATGCTAGTGCTGTTTTTACTTGAGGACCGATTCCACAGGAGGTACTTAGTAATGTATTATTAACCTGAGTAAGTGTTCCATCAATAACCCCTCGTACTGATCTAAAGGTTGTTCCTTCTCCTACTTGTCTATGGTGCTGAGAGGTCTTAGGATAATAATTAGCACCCTTGACTTCTTCCTGATACTTGTGAATAATTTGTGACTGCTTTCCTTCTACACCCGGAAATACCCCAGTAATTACCGGAATCTGTGCAAATTCACCATCCTGAAAAAATCCCCAAACCCAGTCTCCTACAATTGGTCCAGAGTGAGTTTTTGCTGAAGTTGGTGACATTGACACTTGTGCCCAGGGGAGTGATTCAGTGGGAGCGAGTGCTTTATCTTCGGAATGTAAACCAATAATTCGTACTCGGACCTGACCTAATTGTGCAGGATCATTAACATCCTCAACAATTCCGGTGAACCAAATGAATCCTTGTCTTCCGTAAAAATCGTTACTTAACATATTAGAATTGCAATTTATCGGTTGCTACTTGAATAATGGTTTCGTGCTTATCATAACTAATCTTATGTCGAGCACCAATGATTAAATATTTTCCACTCAATGTTTTGTCATACGTTTCATCTTCTACTTTAGTTGAATACTTTGGAATTGACAAATAAATCATTTGACCACACATCAGACCAAAATTACCAGGCATAACAATTTGTAATCTTCTTTGTAAAAGATTGGTAAAGATGGGTTTTCTTTTATAGATATATTCCTCAATATTATCCGAACCATCGGTGGTGAAAAATATTGCATCAGAATTTTTGTGCTCTTTAAAGTATTGCGTCTGATCCCCGTGTTCAGTTTCAAATTTTCTAGGATAGGAATAAGGAAATGCAACTACCCGAGAATTGTACATTTTCTTATAAGAAGCATTATCTTTGCTTTGTCCATCCGGAAGATTAGGTTTACCGGTCTTTACCGCAGTGGAATGAATATCTTCTTCCAACAAAGTTTCATATTGATAAGTTCTGGTTAATGTATCAAAAAGTACTTTTCTTCCTGCATATGATCCGGTTTTTATATTCTTGAGTGCATTGTACTGAGACATAATTTGCACACTTCTTGCACCTAAGAATTCCATATTAATATCATCACCAACATTTTTAGGATTGAAATTGATATTAAAGGTTACTGGAGAATCCATTATCTTTTTAATTGAACGAAAATTATATCCGGTACGATGATTTTCAAAAAAGATAAAGTCCGGAATTCTTTCGGTTTCGGTTATTGCTCGTTTACAAATCCAATTGATAGCATCAAAAGGAGTAGATAAAGGCATCTCTCCAAAAAAGTTCTCTGCACTTTTATCAATGATTCCGATTCCTGATTTACCATTCTTTGGTTTAGAATTGGAAACCTTTAAATGATTGGTGAGAATTTTCTGTACAATTTCTGAATAGATTCCTCGAAAATGCTCATTAATTTTTATCTGTTCCGAATAGATAAATTCTTCCGAACAAAAATGTAAGATGTATCGTTGCGAAGTGAAATTTACATTTTGTTTGTGAGTCATATTATAAACCACAAACTCTTTTTGAAATCTCAATTCAGGAATTTCTTCCTTGGTCTTATCTATAGTTGCACGAAGTTTAGTAATATTTCGACCATCAAAAGATAACTTCTCTCCGATATTATTTCCATCGTTGATTATGATATTTCCAGAAACACAAGGAACAAAGATGTTATCATATAAATTAAGTTCATCAAAAATATTGGAAATGTCAAAAACCTCACCGGAACTTAAGACTAATGTCAGTTCCTTAATAGAAAATTCTGTGGTGGTTGCAATGGTAGACATTATTCAAAAATTTGCTTGAGTTGTATTTCAATCGGAGTCAAGAATTCTCTTTTCAATAGTTTTATTTCTCGTTTGTTATCATTGGTTTCAATTTCATAATCATAATAACTTTGAGTTTCTCGACTAATTTCTACCTTAATAACACTTCCGTCTTCTAAGGTAATATATTCAATACTTGCTGGAACATCATCATAAGTATAAAAATCAATTTCATATTTGTTTACATTAATCGTACCATCAGGTGAAGTTATAGTTTCTACTTTATAGTATGCTTTGGTATTATATTTTGACCATTCAATTCCTGCACCAGAAACCGTTGAACCTGCATCGTCCTGATACTTGATATCAATATAATTGTTGAGTGCAGAATAACTTAATGGCCAATCAAATCTTGGATCAACTATATTATTCATCATGAGAATGATCCAATGTTTATTCGGAGAATCATAATACTTTGCTGCTAAGATTTCTGGTGTTTCTCCATCCTTTATGGTATATAAAAAGTATGCAGAAAAATTATCCTTTAGTGATTCTTCAAAAGAAAATCTAGCGGTAATATCCGTGATATATTCTGAGGTTTTATATCCATCAAAACTATAAAGGACTTTGGGAAAAATTGAGAAATACTTAGCCATATATTATACTGCTTGGTAAAATTCCTTAGTGATATATTCGGTTTCTTTAAACATTAAGGTTAAGCGAATTCCCACCGGCATACCAGTTCCACCCAGAGATGGAGAAGAAGAATTTCCTGCTTCATATGCAGCAAATCCATTAGGTGCATAATCAACATTCATATTGGTCAATACACAGGTTGATATCTTAGGAATGTTCTCGTTCTCGGTTCCATTGTAATAGAACTTAATATCAAATTCTGAAGGAGGAATCAAAAAGAATCCGTAACTGTCCTTATAAATTTCTGGTGACTGATGAAAGCGTAGTCGATCAAGAATGTTTTGTACCTGAGTTGCTTCATTCTGACTCCGAGGATAAAACATAAATTCAAATTGAAATTCTCGGAACTGAGGTGAATAATATATCAGTTCCAGCATGGGATTTTGTACCATTCCGGTAATCGCAGCAAACCCCACTCTACCAAGATTACCAAATCCCTGAGACAAAAGATTAACCATGAACGGAGAAAGATTCTTTAAGGTTTCATCGTAACTTTTACCTGCTTGGTAACTATCTACCGCAGATGCACCCGCAGTTAATCCCATCATTAATTTATAATTATCTTCTACCAGACTAAGATCAGTATAGACTTCATTTTGAGAGAAATTCAAAGTATCAGGCATATACAAAGCAATAGTATCAGTGGTACGATAGATGGTTCTTTCAAAACCAACTGCAAATGCAGCAGGATTATCAATTGGTAATAGTCCTGCTCCGGTCAATGCAGAATCTAAAAATCCTCCGGTTGCTCCACCAACCATATCACCAATATATCCTCCGAGATCAGAAGAAATTCCACCAATACCTAAATTACCCGAGTTGATACGGTTTTCATAAATAGTCGGAACATCACTAGATGCAGTAAAAGAATAATTACTTTTTCGTTGTGCATTGATATGAATGATCATGTAATGACCTTTATCATATGCACCCAAATCTTCTGGATACTTATAAATATTGTATTGGTATTTGTCACCAATTAAATTTTGTGAGGAACCTAAATTTATTCCATTAAGGGTAAATAGTGCCATAGTAATCTCTTGGTTTTCTTCTATTTAGTATGAAATATAAACAAGGAATATATAAACCAATTCACCCAGAAAAATATGTGGGTAATGCTGAAAACATTATTTATCGTTCTTCATGGGAAAAACGTATGTTTTATGAATTGGACAATCGACCGGATGTTATTCAGTGGTCATCTGAAGAACTTGCTATTCCCTATTTCAATCCAGTAGATCAAAAGACCCATCGGTACTTTCCTGATCTAATCTTTAAGGTTAAACAAAAATCAGGTTCAGAACAAATCTACATGGTAGAAATTAAACCCCATAAACAAACCAATCCACCCAAAAAAGGAAGAAACACACAGAACTTTATTAATGAAACCGTAACCTATACAGTTAATCAAGCAAAATGGAAACATGCAGAAAAGTTTTGTAAAGATCGTGGGTGGATTTTTAAAGTTATAACCGAAAAGGATTTAAACTTTACCTAAATAATTGTTATGGCAAAACCAAATTTATTGACACGAATAAAAACTCAGATGGCGCAGCAAGGACTTCAAGCAAGGTCCTTGAGTGCTAGACACTGGTTGCACAAAGAATTAAAAAGTAAATTATTAAATCTTGGTGCTCGGACTGCTTTTGTTAATGCATCTTCTCGATCTAGAAATTATTTTGATGCTTCTGATTTTATTGGAAGAATGTTTTTCTTTTTCTATGATGCAAAACTAAAGGATTCCTTACCTTATTGGGATAAATTTCCTCTAGTAATTCCTATTGAAATATATAATGATTCTTTTTTAGGTTTAAATCTACATTATCTTCATCCAACGTATCGTATTGTTTTATTAGATAAATTGGAAACTATTATGACTAATAAAAAATATGATGATCGAACCAAATTTAGAATTAGTTACGCTTACTTAAAAAGAGCATCGAGAATTCTTCCTCCTGAAGCAAAACCCTGTATCAAAAAATATTTGTATACACATATTAAATCTAAATTTTTACCTATTTCAGCGGAAGATTGGGATATTGTCGTTTTTCTTCCTTGGGAAGATTTTACTAGTAGCAAAACTTCTGGTATCACAAAACAAACCGTTTGGACCGATTCACAAACACAATTTTAAAAGAACATGTCATTTTCACCACAAACTTTTTTATCAGGCATTTCCGCTAGGGGTGGACCTGCAAAAGCAAATCGTTTTGAAGTTTTTATTCCTCTACCCCCAGCAGTTTTAAATTTTGGTTCATATGCTTCTGAAGTCTTACGATTACAATGTGAAGCATCTTCTATTCCCGGAAAAGTATTACAGACCGCAGATGTAAAAATTTACGGACCAACCTTTAAGGTTCCTTATCAGACACAATTTGCTGATCTTGATCTGACCTTTATCTGTTCCAATAGTTTTGTTGAACGAAAGATTTTCGATTCCTGGATCAATGCGATTATGCCGTTTGCTACTAATAATCTGCGGTTTCCTAAAGATAATAATACTCGATACTTGACGAATATACAAATTATTCAATATGACGAAGCAGGAAATGATACACATATTGTAGAATGTCTAGATTCTTTTCCTGTAGGTATTGCATCACAACCCCTTAATTGGTCGGATGATAATCTTCATCGACTCACGGTTTCTTTCTCCTATCAAAAAATACGTAATCTAAAATAATGAGGTTTTATCGTGTTACCTAAATTATCTGCTCCCATCTTTGACTTGAAGTTACCATTAAGTAAAAAACAAATTCGTTATCGACCCTTTCTAGTTAAAGAAGAAAAACTTCTGCTTATTGCTCAGGAATCTAAGGACGAAAAAAATATCATTAATGCAATCAAACAAATTGCACGGAATTGTGTTCTAGAAAAGCTTGATGTGGATAAATTACCCATTACTGATCTGGAGTTTTTGTTCTTGAATTTACGAGCACGTTCGGTTGGTGAAATCATTGAATTACAATATAAATGTAACAATGATGTACCGGACGAAAATGATCATCTTAAAAAATGTGGTAACATAATTCCTATTGAGGTTAATATATTAAATATTATTCCGGAGATTCCAGAAGAACATAACAACAAAATTGATCTGGGTAATGATATCGGAATTGTGATGACCTATCCAAATTTCAGTACCATTGAAAAAGCAAATACCAATTCGCAAGTTGAAATGATCATGTCGATTATTTCCGATTGTATTGAATATATCTATGACAAGGATCAAATCTATTATCGTAAAGATATGACCAAAAAGGACTTGGATGAGTTTATCGAAAGTTTATCCAAGGATCAATTCACCAAAATTCAAAAATTCTTTGAAACTGTTCCAAAAATTAAACAGGAAGTAGATTTTTCCTGTCCAAAGTGTGGTTATTCTACTCAGATCACACTGGAGGGTCTGCAAAGTTTTTTCGGTTAACTTTTGGTTATGATAATTTGAAAAATTATTTTGAGACTAATTTTGCGATGATGCAACATCACAAGTATAGTCTGAGTGATATTGAAAATATGATTCCGTGGGAAAAGATGGTTTATGTGGGACTATTGATTAATTATATTCAAGAAGAAAATGAACGTATAAAATTAGAGAACGCAAATAGAAAGAGACGCTAATGGCTAGACCCATAACTTCAGTTATTGCTAGAAATAGAAAACGCAATTCAAGTGACAATTTTGTTGAATTTATCAAAGCATCCCTAGAATCTCAGGTACAATCCTCCGAAATTCTAGCGGACATCTATGATAGCAATAAACAGATTGTTAAGAATACCGAATCATTGTCGATCATCGGTAATATTCTTTCTGCATTAACTTCTTCTATGGGAAGTCTGGTTTCAGTATTAAGTAAAAATATTGAACTACAAAAAACCTCTGCGTTCTTTGCTGGTGCATATGCAAAGGAAAAAGAATATGAATCTCGGTTTACTAAAACCACAGGAACAAAGCAACCCACTCCAGTAACAACTAAAGAAAAAGAAGATAAAGGTTCGTTCTTTTCTTCTCTATTGAAATGGTTAGGTGGAGCATTAGTTGCAGCGGGAACCCTAAAATGGATTTGGGACAATGAGGAATTTAGAACTAAGATCAGTAATTTTTTTGGTAGATTGTTTGATACTCTTGTTGAAACCACCAGTGAATTATATACCACAGTAAAAACCTGGATCAATGATGAAAAGAATCAGGAGAAGATTGGTAACTTTTTTAGTGCTATCTTAACTGCAATTTCTAAAGGATTTGAATTAGTAGGTGATCTTGGTTCAGTATTGATCAAGGAATTTGAAAAGGATGACAGTCCATTAAGAAAAACTGTCATGGGAATTATTGATTCTATTTGGAGTTTTATAAAAGAACATCCCTTCATTGCTTTAGGTGCAGCACTAGTAACGTTTGGTGGTCTATTAAATCCACTTATAATCGCAATTGGTTTAGTAAATGGTGTTTTACCTGCTGCAATTGCTGCATTAGGTGCATTCTGGGGTGGACTTAAATTAGCAGAAAAGATCAATAATTTTACCAAGGAAAAAAAGCAAGAATTACGAGCACAACACGAAGATCGACTTAAAGAAATAAGTGATATTCAAGACCCCAAATTACGTGAAGGAATTCAAAAACAAATTAAATTAGAAGTAGAAACTTCTCCAAATCTACCATTTGAAGATAATTTAGAAAAAGTAGAAAGGGTTGTTTGGTCGGTATATAATCGATATGAAGATAAAATTGAACAAGATAAAAGAAATAGATTAAGTGCAGAAAGTGCAGCAATAGCATTAGGTGGAACACAACCAACCACAAATGTTCCATCTCCACCAACACCACAGATTTCTGCTGCACCAACTGGTATAGGACCTGATCTAGATGGAGAAGTGATTCCCGCACCAGTTGTTCCATCGGTTCCTGCTACAACTGCTCCTACTCCAGTGGTTGCAACCGAATCTACTGCAATGGGAACTAATCTGGATGGAGACACTAGTTTTGTTTTGAAACCTATTACTGAAACTCCGACTAAACCAGAAGAGAAAAAACCAAGTAAAGTAACTCCTACTGGTAATGCAGGAAAGGATTTGATCAATAAATTATTAGCAGAAAAAGGAATTGGAGAAGGTCCATTAAAAGATTACATTTTTGGTTTAGCTGCTACAGAATCTTCATTTAATATTAATGCAAGAGGACCATTGATCACCAATCCTAAGAGTTCACATTATGGTGATCGAGCACATGGACTTTTTCAAATTATGCCTAATACTGCTGTTGAAATGGGCTACTCCAAACAGAGTATAACAAATCCAGAAATTGCAGCAAAAGCAGGACTGGAATATTTCCTTAAAAATTATAAAAAATTTGGTAATTTAGATGAAGCAGTTGTTGCTCATCATGCAGGACCCGGACGAGTTCAAGAGTGGAGAAAAACCGGAAAGTTAACCGGAGGTAGTGCTTGGATCAGCAACCAAGGATATTTAAATAAAGTAAAAGCAAAAGCAGGAGTTTCTGGTGATATCACTACCGATCCCGTAGAAACACCAGAAAAAATTAAACAAGCAGTTCCTGATGTTGAATCACCATTTAAATTTAATCTAAAACCTTCTTCTATTGGTGGTATGGAACCAACCGGAGAAGCAGCAACAGATGAAATTGGTTGGTTTAAGAATATGATTTTTGAAGCAATGACTAATCAAAGTTCCGGAAGAATGACTATTGATAAAATCAGAGCTATGCCCCGAGAATTGATCAATGCTCCACCAAAAGTTTCTGGAAATATTCTGAGCAACCAATCATCCAATTTACTCTCTTCTTTGTTTAAGATTCCTGAAATTAATATCAATGCACCTAATATTAACCAGGGTCAAAAAGCAACCCCCAGTAAACCACCAGAAAATACTACGGTATCAATATTTGACAAGGAGTTTATTGAAATGTTGACCGGAAGGGTAGTTGACGTTTTTGCATAAAAAGAAAAAACCCCCGATTAAGGGGGTTCTTTTTGGATTAACGATTAATCGTTAATTAGACTCTTGAAGTAATCTAAATCTTCATCATCCTCAGTCGAAGAAGACTTAGAAACTACTGGAGATTCCATCTTCACCGAAACTGCTTCTGATGCAGTCCGAGAAACCGAATCACCACCAACAACCTTCTCAAACCGACGCTGAAGTTCCTCATTGGACTTGAACAACTTAGGATCAATGAACTCCTTCAGAGAATATTCCTTTTCCCACAGAGCTTTTAGTTTGTCATCGTCACCACCAAAAAGAGGTTCTGATTCAGCAAACTCAGAACGATCATAGTTCCGATATCCTTCCACGTTGCGAATCTTCAGTTTGAAGTTTGCACCTTCCCAAAAATCAAACGGATTGATCGCTTTCTCATCCTCAAATTCTGGAGTCATTGCTTCAGAAATCTTGTCAAAAATCTTCTTTCCAAAACGGAAGATTTTTACCTGGGATTCATTCTCGGGATTTTGTGGATCAGAAATGATAAGAACATTTGCGTAATAACTGAGTTTACGCTTACGAGCACGGGCAATTTCCTTGTCGGATTCAATTCCGGAGTTCCAGAGAACCGAATTATTTTCGCAAATTTTGCAACTTTGTCCAATGGTGGTTGGGCAGTTGTCTATTAGCCAAAGACCGGTTGGACCCTGAAAACCATGTGAGAACACCCGAACCCAAGGAAGAGCATCATCACCATCTTGAGGAGGTGGAGGAAGAAACCGAATTACCGAATATCCGTTTCCATTCTTATCAACCGCTGGATACCAAAGACGAGTGTCTTCAGAAAATCCACCCTCCGGTTTGTTGATCGCTTGAACCGCTTGGGTCAACTTTTCAAAGGACTGAGAATTACGCTTTAGATTTGCAAATGATGTCATTTAAGTATGTACCTGTATATGTTTAAGTATGAACGGTGTATGTTTAGTATGTGTCACGAAGAAAAATCACGACGATTTATTTATGATCTCTCTCAGCAACAGTTTGTATCTTAACACATCTTTCGGAAGGAAGCAAGAGAACTTTTCGATCTTTTTTCGTATCATTGGAAACTGAATGGTATCTGAAATCTCTGCTGTCCATCTAGGTAGAAACCCCAAGATGTTGTTAAGAATACACAAGGTTTCTAAGGAAATCTGCGACTGTAGATATTTAATTAAAAGTTCTGGATATTCTCCTCCTTTGACGAATAGAAGTTCATTAGGATTCTGTGTTGAATCAAAAATTCTTTGACATTCTTCAGTAAAAGTATAGGTCATACTCTGTAGAATTTTCTGATGTTTGACAAAGAATTCATGTGCTTTTTCGTTTAATAACTCACCAGACCAAGAAGCATTATCCTCAATCATATTTGCAATGAAAAACAAGGACATATCATCAGTATTGGTATACTTTCTTGCTAACTTCAGGAAAGTGTACTTATCTCTTCGTTTTTCAAATGACTCTAAAGTTACATTGGTTTTTCCGTTATATTTTACGTAATCATAAGTCGTTTTGAAATGAAGATTAATTGCATGGTATAAGGAAAATGCTTCTAGTCCAGTCACAAAATCAATCTCGGAATTTTGTTTTTAATCATTCTGGAGTTTGCTGCTTCAAATTCAATCTTTTCTTTCAGAGAATTATTGATGAGTGAAGCAGCAATTTCCAGTTCCATATCAATTTCTGAACAATACTCCACGATAGCTTCCAGATAAGTTAGTCCGGTGTTTGCTACATAAGAATCAATTTTAAAAGCAAACTTCTTCTTTTCTTCTGCGGAAGCCATCTCAGATCACATGGAATGTTGAGTTGAACTCGATCTTTTCTGGTTCCTTGATCTCTGGTTCTGGTGTGTCATCTTCAACAATATCAAGGTATCCATCAAAATGAAACGAACATCCCTTGAGGAAATATTCAAAGTTGGTTAGAACATCCGACAGAGAAACCGTATCAAACTCAAGGGTTACTCGATTTCCACCAATCTCACTATCATCTTGAATAAAGGTGTACTTACTCACATAATCACCTGCTCATAAAGTTCCTGGAATTGTTCTGATACTGCAACTTCTTCATCAAAGTTTTGCTTATAATAGGTGCGAATAAGACGATTCAGAAGACGCTTAGGAATCTGAAACTCCTTGGAAATTTCAGTCACTGCTTCCTTAATATAATCCCTCTCTCCTTGAATCCGAACTAGAGCATTTGAACATTCACTGATCACCTTCATCAACTTTTCACGATCAGCAGGATTGGAAATAGAATTCACTGAAAATTGTTCAACCGACATTGTAAAATACCTCATTTTTTATGTGTTGTGTTCAGAATGAATTTTTAGATGGTCTGGATGAATATCTCCGTGATATTCAATTGTATCTGCTTCTTCATCATCGTCGGTTCTAACATTACTATCCTTGTGTATCTTACTGATATCTAAATGTTTTTTATGTACTTTATACACCACAATCGAGGTCTTTTTCGTGCTGGGCCTCTACAGCGAGTCGCGCCTGAGTCTCTTGGTAGTGGGCCTCCAAATTGAGCCAGTAGTCCACCGGCATGCCGAGGGCACGCTCTAGTTTGATGGCGGTGTCGGGGGTGATGGCCGATTTGCCCTCGCACTTGACGATGGAGTTAACGCGCTTTTCCGTGAGGCCGGTGCGCTTGGCCAGTTCCGCCTTGCTCATCTTGCGGAGTTCGATCTCGTACGCCAGCACTTCCCCCGGCGTCACGACGTAGTCTGGCTGGTACCTGTTGGATGATTCATTAACCATGGGTATTTTCCACTCCCCGAATCTTGATGGCTGTGACCTGATCTAGAATTGGCATCTTCAACGAAATGTTTAATAATTATAATGTTTTCTAAAAACATTATAATTATTTACCAA